CCTCCACCGAGTTGTCCGGTGTCTCGTAGGACCACTCATACCACGTACCGCTGAGCTTGATGCGGACCGTGTAGGTAACCTTGTTGCCCCCGGCGCGGAACCACAGCAGGGCCTCCTCAGGACGCAACTCGGTGACGGAACTGTCATCCATCTGAGGCAGGATCGTCTTGTTGGCGATGAAGGTGTCGTCCTCCGCCGCAGTCGCAGTCCACTTGTCCCAGTCGAGGTCGTCACCAGTCATGGCTACGAGGTAGGAGCTTACGTCCTCGCTCGGCTCCACAAGGCACTCGACGCCCTCCTTGAAGTTGAACACGCGGAGGACACCGCCCTTGATGGCGAGGGAGTAGCGCTCGTCCTCATCGCGCAGCATGTCGAACCAGAAGGCGTCCCGCCAGTCCTCCCCGATGCGCAGCTGGCTGACGAACTCAAAGGGTGGGCGGGCGGCTGCACCCTCTACCGCATGGTTCAGCATGTCGAATTGGGCCTCAGCCTGCGTCGTGCGGCGGCTCTGCGGGGCCTGCTGTGACACGCCCTGAACGAGATTGGGGACCATCTGCTGCTTATACATGGGCGTCAGTACCTGCGGGTAGAGTGGCGGCGGGCGAGGTGGGGGTTCTTCTCAAAGAGCGTCAGGTCGTCGCTCTCGTCCTCAGCCTCAGTGATCTTGGCGAGGGCCATCATCTCCTGCTCAGAGGTGAAGGCATTGGTGAGGCTGTCGCGGAGCTTGTTCTGCGCGAAGCCGCGAGCCGCCTTGATGGTCACGTAGTCGCGGACCGCCTGCGGCAGCTGCTCGAACTCAAGGGCGACCACAAGGTCAACCGTCACGCTGTCCGCGTCTTGGCCGATGTTGTAGGTCTGCTTCAGCGGGTTGTAGAGCTTCAAGCCCCGCTGGACGAGTTGCATGTTGTAGCTGGGGTAGATCGTGTCCACCTTCAGCGTGTTGCTGGGGAGTGTGATCTCACCCGCTGGCTGGGGACTTGGGGATAGCTCAAGGCCTATCTCTCGGTTCCACTCCCACCCGGCTTGCTGGATGGAGATGAGCCAGTTGTGGAGGGTACGGACCGCTTCCCCCGTCTCCGGGTTCATGGTCTCCGTATCCAGAGACTGCCGTGCGCTCACGCCGATCTGCGCCAGTATGATGTTCACCGCCTCTAGGAAGGTGGTGGCAACCAGCGGGTACGGGTCTAGGGTTGGCATTGAGTGACGCGCTCCGGGGATGGGAAGGCCTCAGGCCCAGCACGAAGCCGGGCCTAAGGTATGATGCTGGCGAGCGCCGCTTAGGTACGGACGGCGGTAGCCAACTCGAACACGCACTCCGGACGGAGCTTGCCCCAGCCTTCCAGCTTGGAGGCGATGATGAGCGTCCCCAGCCGGTCTTCCTTGTCCGTCACCGTGACGCGCATCCCGCGACGACGCAGCAGGCCGACGCCCTGCGGATTGGCGATGAAGCCGACCGAGGTGGTGAAGTCGCCGGTGTACTTGGTGAGGCCGCCGGTGATGTTGGTCTTCGGCAGATGGTTCGAGCCGGTGATGTTGATGCCAGCCACGGGGCCGACCGTTGCGTTGGCACGCGAGGCAGAGCCGGAGGTCGCCACCTTGTCGAGGTCGCTGTACTTGCTGAGGAGCAGAAGCTGCTGCCACGGCAGGAACGAACGCTGCTGACCGCCACCTTCGTCGATCTCGTTGATGAACTGGACGGCGGCGAAGTGGGCCTCCTCCAGCTTCGACGGGTCGGTCTTGATGGCCGCATCGTAGTAGTAGCTCGGCACCGGGCCACCCGTGTAGGGGGCGGTAACGACGCGGGAGGCGAGCACGGCCATGATGGCGGCGCGGCGGTCAGAGGTGGTGGACAGGCTCTCGCCCAGCTGGCGAGCGTAGGGTGCCCGCAGCGAGTAGGAGGCCATCAGTTCATCGATCTCGGCGAGGAACACCGCATCGACCAGCATCTTGTCGAGGGTAATCTCGATCTCGTTGTTCTCGATGCCGCCGCCGAGGACAATCTCGCCGGGGTCATGGTCGAACGCATCGCGCTTGCGGCCGATAATGGGGAACTGCCACGACTTGCCGGTGGAGACGTTCTGCGAATGGAAGAAGCTGCCGAAGGTGTTGACCTCCTGCCACGCCTCCAGAACCATCTGCGCGAACTCCTTGAGGAACATCGCGCGGTCGTCGCTGCCAGCCCCGCCCGGATACCCCGGACGCGGGGAGAGGCTGTCGGTATATTCGCTCATGTGTGAGCTACCTTCTCAGTTGGATGTCGGGCAGTTTGACCTTGAGCGGGCCTGCTGCCCGACTTGGAGCGTGGCCCAAGGTATTGGAGGTGGCCGCCAACACGGGAGCGCTCCCGAACGGCGTTAGGCGGCCCTTCCGCCGTGTATTCTGTTACCAGCGAGCAGCGCCGGGGGAGCGGTGGAACTTGGCGGAGATGGCCGCCTGCTTGTCGTTGTCGTCGCCAGCCGCCTTGCGGGCATCCAGCCACTCCTGCTTGGAGCCAAACACGTCGCCGCCACCCTTGGGCTGCTGCCCACCACCGGCACCACCATTGGCCGAGTTGGTCGGAACCGGCTTCTGCCGCCCCGCACTGGTGAAGCGCTCATGCAGCAGGGCCACGGCTTCTTCACGCCGCACACCACCCGCCGAGTAGTCCCGGTTGAAGTTGTCCACCTGCGCCTTGGAGTAGCCGCCGTTGGCCGCCCAGCCGATGGCCCGGTCCCACGTGGACTTGCCGCCGAACACCTCGTGGACCTTGCCTTCTTCCTGCTGGTGGAGGGCGAGGAGAGCACGCTCCTGCGTCTTCACATCTTCGCGGGTGAGACCAAGCGTCTCCAGATAGGCGTAGGTACCCTCGCTGAGGGAGCCGTCCTTGCCTTCGTTGGCGGCGTGGTTCTCCCACCACTGCTGGCTGAGAGCGTTGAGGTTGAGGGTACCATCGGCCCGCTTGAAGGTCTCGTTGTAGGTCGCGACCACCGCTTCGTCGTCGGCCTTGAACTCCGGCAGGGCGTTGGTTGGCTTCAGCGGGCTGTCGTCGCCGGTGTCCTTGTTGTCCGCACCACCATCGACCGTATCGGAACCATCACCAGCGGTCTGCGTGTCGTCGCCGCCTTCACCTTCCGGCTTGGGCTTCTGCTGGTTGTAGTCCTCAGGCCGGGCCGGGGGGATGCTGTCACCACCACCACCACCGACTTCCACGGAGCCGGTGAAGGGCGCATTGTTCTGCGTGATGCCGGAGATGCCCGAAGCATCCACGGACGAGGAGGCCTGACGGCCAGCGGTGTCGTCAACTTCTACGACCATCGAGTTCGGATTGATGTCGGGCATTCTAGTTTATCCCTCCTGCGGGGCACTGTTGGGTTGCATTGCGTTCATCAGCTGCGGCATCAGCGCCGCTGCTCCTTCCTTCGCCAGAGGCCCGGCCCCTTGCTCAAGGATAGTTTGTCCCGCCTGCTGCTGCTGCGCTTGGGCGGCGTCGGCGGCCTGCTCATCGGCGGTCTTGAGGAGACCATCAGGCTTGACGCTGTAGCCCGCCAGCACGCGGGTGATGAGGTTGTCCCCGTTGAACTTGGCCATAAGCTGGTCCGGAGGCATGAACTTGGAGAGAACCGCGAAGGCCATCTCAAGGTTCTGCTCATCCATGTCGAGACCCAGCGCATCCATGCCGGTGATGACGGCCATGCGGATGACATCCTTGGGCAAGGGCCGGATGCTCTTGTCCTCGTATTCATGGAGGGCGACGAAGCGGGAGACGATAGCCTTGCCGGAGCCTTGGGCCAGACTGGAGTAGAGACCGCCCATGGCCTCGCTAAGTTCCCGCGCCATCGTGCGCCACTCCTCAGCGGTCACGCGGTCGCCGGGGCGCTGGATAGCGGAGTTCATCAGGAAGGCCTGCATCAGGCGGCGGCTGGTGTTGTCCACGTTGTTCTGCACGAAGCCGAAGTCGTTCGTCTTGTCGAGCCGGAAGACCGTCACATCCTCAGCCCGCCCGTGCATCAGCTTCCCGTTGCGGGCCTGCTCAAGAACCTTCTTGGAGGTCATGCCTGCCGGGTTGACGAACAGCCACGACAAGCTGGCGAGGTCCATACCATCGTTCAGGCTGGCTTCCCCGTTCTCAACCTTGTAGAGGTCGCCCGCGTAAAGGTGGCAGTAGCTGAGGCCCCAGTTGAAGCCGTACTGCGGTATCATCCACGAGGGGTACATCGGGGGCGCATGGTAGTCCGACATGCTCTCGGAGCCGGGGATGGTCTCACCCTCGAACTCTTCCCAGTAGAGCCACTTCTTCTGCTCATCCTTGGGGCCGAGAACCTTGAGCTTGCAGCAGCAGTAGATGGTCACCACGTCGCCGTCCTCAGAGTGGGTGGTGTCGATGTTGGAGGTGCTGTTGGCTGACTTGGTGGCCCGCACGTTGCGGATGAAGCCTTCCACGCTCGGCGCAAGGCCATCCAGCGACATGGGCTGCTTCAGGACGGTGTAGAGCGGTTCGCCCTCGGTGTCGCGCATAACCACGTAGGTGTCCATCTTGTGGACCGTGGGGTGGTTGATGTTGATGGACTTCCACAGGCTGTTGCCTCCGACGAGAAGCTGCTGGGCGTGCTCTGTGTAGGCGGTGCGGGTGGTAGTGGCCTCAAGCCGGTCCGTGTGGGCGATGGCGCGGCGGGTCAGGGCGAGCTTGGTCTCGGCGTACAGCTGCGGATCGCGGTCGATGGCGGGCTGCATCTTGTGTTCCACGATCTGGAACTTCAAGCACGGCATCCCGCTGGGCGGAAGGCCGGTGAGCATGATGCGGCTGGCGAGGTTGACGATAGCCCGCGCATTGGTGCTTTGATTTGGAGGGGGCAATGGGTCACCGGGACGCCAGCCTTCAGGTGGGAACAGGCTGGGGATGGTGATGCGGCTGAGGTCTCTGGCTTCCTCCAACACGCCTTCACGCTGGCCGGGGCACAGAGCCTCATACACGGCGGCAGCGCTGCGCTTACCGAAGCTGTAGTCTTGTGGTGTCACGGCCATTGCCTTAGGGTGCCTTCAGGTGGTAGGTGCGTGTTTGTCAGGCGTGATGCCACCCGGCAGGGTGATCCACAGGGTGACGCATGGCACGAAGTTGATGCACAGCCGCTTATTGAACGGCGACCAGTGTGCCCCGATCCAGAGGGAACCGAGGCGTGGCTTGACGCCCCACTTCCAAGTGCGCTGCCGCAAGTTGATGATGGTCTCCTCGGCAACCATGGGTCAGACCTTGACGCCGGTGGTGCCCACGGTGCCGGTGTCGGCGGATGCATCGCGGCGGGTCATCGGACCAGCAGCCCGCCCGAAGGCAGACATGTTCTCGCGGCGGCGCTTGGCGGCCAGCTGGGGCTGCTCCGCAGGAGGGGCAGCAGGTGCCGGGGCGGCAGCGGGCTTGGGGGCGGCCATGGGTGCGGCGGAGGTGAAGCACATAGAGCGGGTGTCCTGTTGCAGGTGTGTTAGCGGGTGACCATGGGGCCAACCACAGGCTTGGCGGCGGTGGAGTTCGGCACCGTCTTCTTCACCCCATCAGGCCCGGTGATGCTCTTGCGCACCTGCCCGAAGGCTTCGTTGACGGGGTAGCCAGCGGGGTTGCCCATGGCTGGCTGGTTAGCGGGACGTGCGAAGCACATAGCCATCCACCGGGAGTTCGAGGTTGCCGTTCTCATCAATGTCAACTTCCAGCGTCTTGCCCTCAAGCGGGGTGCCCTTGGTCAGCGACGGGTCGTGCTGGATGTTGTGAAGGAACTGGATGTAGTCGATGAGTTCCTGCTGGCCCCGGCGCATGGCTGCGTCGAGCGGGTTCTCCCACGAACCATCGGAGTTCCGCTTCAGGTTCTCCGGTGGGTGGGTCTTGCGCAGGTAGGCGATGAGGTCGTCCGGTATGTCGGACAGGGGGCGCGTGCGGCTAGGCATCGGGGAACACCACGGGTAGGAGCTTCTTGTGCACCTGCTCCTTCATGGAGCGGTACGTGAAGTCATGCACGAGGTCTGCCGTGATGAGGGAGCGGTCGAGCGGGACTTCGCTGGAGTGCGAGCCGGGGTGCCGGGGCTTCTCACCGATGGGCATAACCCGGAAGACGTAGGCGGTGGGGCTGAGGCTGTAGATATAGTCCGCCTCATTCGCCATCCGCACATCGTCCACCACTACTCGCTGGTGACCGTCGAGGCGAGCCCCAAGCAGGTTGAGCCAGAGGCGCGGGTGGATGCGCTCGCGGCCCCACTCGGTCCCCAAGGTCTGCATGGCGTAGCGGCAGGAGACGTTGACGAGGGCAGGGCAGCGCTCCTCTTTGCGGTCACCCTCCATCCAGCTGACGATCTCCAGTTCGTTGTAGCCGTAGTCCTCAAGGGCGGCGCGGAGCATCTTCTTCAGAGTGTCGGCGAAGCTGAACCGCACGAAGCCGTGATGCTCGTGGAGATACTGGGCGAGGAATGACTTGCCTGCCCCCGCTGCACCGGCGATCCCCACGATGATGGGGCGCTTATCCTTGTGGGCCATAGGCGGTCTCCGGCAGGCCCTGTGCCCGCAGCACGGTGTTCAGGATGTTGTACTCGGTGTCGAACTCGTTGCCCCGGATGGGATCAAACTCGCCCTCGCTGTACTGGAGGTACAAGTCCCAAATGGGACCGTCGAGGGCCTTGGACTGCTCCTCGGTCTCGTTTCGACCGGACTGCACGTAGGGCCGGTTGGGGTCGCGCTCCAGATAGAAGCTGTAGTTGTCGTAGTCATCCCACAGCGCGTCGATCAGCTGCTCGTAGCGCGACGGGTCGGCGGCGTAAGCCATACCAAGCGGGAAGGGGCTGTCGGTGATGACGTACTCCACCTCGCCCTTCAGGCGGTGCAGCTGGTGTTCCTGCTTGGCGAGGATCAGCGTCTGGTTGGATAGCCGCTTGTAGGCGTGCTCATAGGTCATACCCTTGGCCGCCTCAAGGATCAACTCGACGCTGAAGCCTTGGAGTTTCATCAGGTTGAACAGGGCGGCGGCCTGCGTTGACTTGCCAACCCCCGGCGCAGCCCAAAGGTTGATGACCTTGAGGCGATCCTCGACCACCTTCGGCAAGGCCGCTGCTGCTTCCGATGTCATGATCAGTGTGACCTTTGTTTGAGGGAGAAGCTGGTCAACGTCATGGTACCAGCAAAGGCCCCGCCGTTGTTAATCTGAGGGTACCAGTCCCCGTTGTCGGTAGGGATAAGGATACCAGTAACCACTATAGGCACAGCTGTTGCCGGTATGGTGATCGCGTTACTACGTGATCCGCTCGCCCCCGTCACCCCGTTGGTTAGACGGAACGTGAACGCTCGACTTGCGGCAGCAACATACAGAGCAACAGAGTAGCGTTTGTCTGTAGTAACCCCAGCTACAACGGAACTGCGGCACCCGCCTACCTTGGCTGAGTTAACCTCACTGCTGAAGCCCGTACCGCTGGGCGTCAGGACATCACAGGGGTTGAGTGTGCCGTTAACCCAAGCACCCGCCAGTTCAGGTGCGCGGGGCATTCTGGCCTTCGCAGGTCGGGGCCTCGTGCGGCCATTAGGATCACGGCGCGTCAATTGCGGCAACCTTCATGCCCGGTCCCACATTCTCGATGCAGATGGGATAGTCAGGTGGCAGGAAGAACCGCTTGTCCTTCCCGGTGTCGGCGGTGGCACTGGGAGCAGTTCCGATGGATACCAGAAGCCCCACACCACCCACGGAGTAAAGCTCGATGACGGAGCCCGCAGCCGTGGTCTTGCCCGCTGCCTCGCCGGGAGATGCCTCCGTGGTGACGGCGGAGACGCCGCTGGTGGTGACCTTCTCGTAGGTGCCCACCATGCTATCACGGCGGGACTTGAAGTTGACGTGGAGAGTACCCATCAGGCTTAATCCTTTGTGCGTGGGGTGCGGGCAGGCTTCCAGTCCGCTGGGATGTTCGTGACGGTGAAGACGGCCACCTCCGTGGGGGACTTCCAGCCGCCCGGCTTGTATGGTAGGACTGATGACACCATCACGCCGCCCGGCATGTTTCCGGGGATGGACTGCTTCTCGTCTATCGCAGTGATGAGGCCGAAGCGCAGGCCCCCGAAGTAGCCGCTGGTGCTCCAGACGACGTGCTGACCGACCTTGAGGTCAACTCCAAGCTGATCCTTCATCTCACACCATTCGGATGGAACGCGCTGGGGAAGTCGGGCCGCCACAGGGTCACCTCACCCTGCATGTACTCACCGACGCGGAGGAGGCGGGCGAGGCGGGCGGTCACCAAGGCATCCATCTCCGTCTGGCCGTGCTTCTCATAATGTGAGACGATCACGTCCCACAGACGCTCGGCGGGCTTGGGCATCCACTTGATGGTGCGCTTGCCTTTGTTGGGGCCACGGGTGATGGTACCCTCCTCCGGTATCAGAACAAGGGCGGCATCCACGATCTCGGCGGCCCGCTTGTAGCCAATGCCGGGACAACCGGGGAAGCCATCCGTCATGTCGCCACCCAGCGTCTGGATCATGTGCCAGCGGTCTGCGTCTTCGGGCGTCACGTAGTTGGCCGTGGGGTACGGATCATCGCTGATCTTGTGCGGGATGGTGTACTGCCAGCCGGGGATGGACTTGAAGTCCTTGTCGCGGCCCACCAGTATCTTCTCCCCTTCGGGGAACACGGCAGGGTCGGTCATCATCAGGCTGGCCAAGTCGTCAGCCTCGCAGCGGTGGGCTGCGGTCGCGCCATAGGTTGCCGCGAGGTGGTCCTTCAGGGCGTGCAGCGCCATGGGAACTTCGGTGTCGCGCCGGTTGCCCTTGTAGTTCCGGTAGACATCGTAGCGCCAGTTCTCCTTAGGATCGCTGAGCAGGATGAAGATGGCATCATCCTCAGGCTTGGCGCTGGCGAAGGCGATGCGGTACTTCTGCACCAGCCCGTCGAGGATGGCCGTGGCCTGCTTACCATCAGTGAACTGCGTGAAGTTGCCGTTCTCAATGTCCATCACCGTGTGCTGTGCAGCGGCGGCGGCGATGAAGGCCAGCACGTCCCCATCCATGATGATGAGGTGCGGCTTAGTCTTGTCCATTGTGATGATCCTCAAGGGCGTGAAGCCCGGCTGCGGTTGGTGCCCAAGCGTGATCGAAGCTGCGACCATCAGGGGCAATGACGGAGATATAGCCAAGGGAGGCGGCGAGGGCCACATCCGCAGCGCCGTGGCGGGCAGCATCCGACTGAAGGGAGATGCCACCCTTGCGGGCAAGCTCGATGATGAGCCACACGCCTCCGGGGACGGGGCCTCGGTAGCCGGGGACGCGAGCGATACGGGCTGGGGCGATCTTCATGGTTAGTGGCAGTCCGCCCAGTTGCGCCCGATCATCGGGGAGGCTTGAAGTTCCACCCTCAGCTTGAGGATGTTGGAGGTCTCGGTGGCGGCCCAGCGTCCAGCCTCACCCACTGCCTCAGCGTTCTTCGCGAGGGTGCCCCACTGGGTCTCGTCATGCACCCACTCTTGTAGCGCCCAGTCGGTTAGGGCGTGGAGGCCCATCTGCTCCAGCCGATGCCGGTGCTGGATGATCCAGACCTTACATGCCACGGAGCCGCTGCCTTGAAGCAGGGTGTTGAGGGCGGCGAACGACTTGCGCACACCGACGCGGCGGCCATCGATCAGCTTGACGTAGCCGTTGCGCTCGGCTGCTTCCTTCACCGCATCGATGAAGTCCTTGAGGCCGACGATGCCGTTGAGCAGACCCTGCTTGGCGTGGTAACCCTTGCCGTAGTAGGCCCGGCGCTGGCGGCTGGGCATGGTGAACATGTCGCCCTGCTCACGCTTCTGCCAGTTGATCCAGTTCTTCACTCCCGGTGCCTCGCACCAGTCATCCACGTCATCGGTACCCTTGCCCATGCTGTCCCAAATGGCGATGCCGATGCCCTCCGGGCCGGAGCCGTAGAGGGTCATGTACATGGTGGTCTTCCCCGGCTTGCGGGGCTGGCCGATGAGCTTGGCGTTCTCCGCATGGAAGTCCACGCCCGGTGTCGTCAGGCGGCGAGCGAAGGCCCCACCGTCGAAGGGCGTGAGGTAGTGCCCCAGCATCATCAGTTCGAGGGCGTACTGGTCGATGCCAACCTGCGTGTCAAATGGGCGACGAGGGATAAATAGCTCCCGACACTCATGCCCAAAGCCGCCCGCAACACCGGTAACGGCTGTCTTGTTGATGACGTTGCCGCTTGCATCCTTCTCCTCGTCAACCTCCACGCTAGGGATGTTGCCAAGGTTGGGGTTGCTATGAGCAGCGCGGTGGGTAACCGTGCCAAGTGGATCA